TTTTTTTCTTGTTTCTGTCTGTGTTGGGTTGCTAATCACATTTCAGAAGATGCTAGGAATTTCCAAATTACACATCAAGACGCACTAAGGCGTCCACTGTGTCGCCGCACATTTTCGGTGCAATGTAAGCAATGTTCCCTGGGCGGTTCTTGGATTTTCCAGTCTTCCCGTCAACGACCGTCCACCCATCACAGTAGTCAACACATGACTGGGCAACGCGTTCATAGACGTCGAGAAGATCATCAAATCCAAATCCATACACTTCCGATAGGAAATCACTGAACTCGGCGACAGAATGACAGGCAGACCCTGTGACAACTGTCTTGATGTTTTGAACACCTCCCATTTCATGCATTTTCGTGGCACGTTGGTCGAAATGGGGGGTGGAGGAGAGGGTATCAGCAGTACTGACGAGAAGTTCCCTGATGGCCGGGACGTGTCGGTGTTCATACGCAGCGGAAAGATACTTCCCCGCCATGTAATCACGGTCGCTCACCTCAGTGTTCCGGTTGGACCTAAGGTTGAGCTTGGCAACAACGCGCCCAAATTGTGGGACAGGACGACACCCTATGGTGCTGTTGACGTACCTTTTACGATAAAAGGTAGCATGATGGCGGCCCAGCTGGGGGATGACTTCTGCTTTCATACCAGAAACAGTAGTCACCTCTTCAATCCCAGCCTTGACAGCCTGCTCATCACCAACAACATACCCAAGGTAGTCGTCCCCGCCATGTATGTTCGTGCTTTGAGTGATGCTGGCTTTCTCCAAAGCCGCCTGCATCAATGCCATACTAACATAAGAATTTCCAGTGGTGGTGGTTGTTTCTCCAGACCACCTCTGCCCCTCAACAACGGCTGCAACGCCGTAACGGGTCCAAATTCTCACGTTTGTATTCTTTGCAAACTCACGAACAAACCAAAGCGGGGCTCCCAATTTGTGGTAGAACATCGCCTCGTATTTGCGAAATTCCACCGATTGGCTCCCATCATTGTTCTTCATGTCACTCTCGATTGGAGTGCCTTCAGCCTGTTCCATTATGTCTCCCAGTACCTCCCCTTTGACACCACAGGCATAAATTGCTATGTTGCCAATATTCTTGGGGTTTTCCTTGGAAAACACTTTTTTCATCCTGTCATTTAGCTCCATGACGACAGGACCCGTTATTGCGTTGTACAGGTCTGTTCCCTGATACACAACGCGCGGTTGAGACTGATGCTCCTTCAAGAGCGCTTCTTGCTTCGCGAACACATGTTTTGTATCGCCCTCATAACTCCACTCATGGCCTTCTAAGGCGTCCATGAGCCGACGTGCTTTAGCACCACCGCACTTGTCAAAATAACGAGCCATAAGCTCGTCATCTACTGCAATCGTCGCCAAAGGATCAAACTTTTGCATGAGCAACTCATGCCCACGCTTGAAGTGGACGACATTGTCTAACTGGGGCTTGAAGTCACACCTTTTCTTCATAGCCTGCACAGTTGCGGCAGCATCATTTGTCGGAACAGTTATGGGGACACCAGACAATATCGCGCCTTTCGCAACTCCAACCTCATGGTTGTCGTCTATTTTCACGCGCGTGACATTGACTTTTGTCTTTATGTTCTCGAAGCTCACGTTACTACTGTATTTGGTGAAGGTATTGGATTCAATACCGTCCTCCACCACAGCTTTGCGTGCAGTCTTAGCAGACTGGCGCTTCTTCTGAATGTTGATAGGAGCATTTGCTCCAAATTGAATGTTTGTTTTCATTTTGTT